GTCGTCTTCAAGGAAGCGGCCCGCCATCTGCGGCTGACCTGCAAGTCGGCAGAGGTCGATGACCACGCGGGCATGCGCGATGGCCTCGGCGCGGATTGCAATCGCGTCAGGCGCAGGGTTGGGGGCTGCAGTTGCTCTGATGGGTGCGGGCGCTGGGGCGGGCTCGACACTGGTCTGCCCACCATCGGGGCCACCATCGGCGTCTGGCATTTCAGGTGCGGGATCGTCGGGAGCAGCTTCCAGCGGCTCCTCACTGGCGTCGCTGACCGCAGTGGCCAATTCCGCTGGTGCATTGCGGAACCGCGCGATGTCAAACGTGGCTGCGAGTTTCACGGGCTCGGCAATCCGGTCAATCAGCCCCAAAGCCAGCGCGTCTTGTGCATCAAGCCAGGTCTCGGCGGCCATCAAGGCTGCGATTTCGGCATCGGGCTTGCCGGACTTGGCGGCGTAGCCCTGGATCAGGCTGCCTTTGACCTTGTCGAGCGCTTCTGCCGTGGACCGCATATCCTCGGCCGTGCCCATCACCAGCCCCGAAGGGTCATGGATCATCAGGAAGGCGTTCTGAGGCATCACGACACTATCGCCCGCCATCGCGATATAGCTCGCGGCAGAGGCTGCAATCCCGTCAATCCAGACGGTGACCTCGCCCGCATGACGCTTCAACGCGTTGAAGATCGCCACCGCATCGAAGACCGAACCGCCAGGACTGTTGAGGCGCAGGTCAAGGGCGGCATCGTTCGGGAGCGCGCCCAGTTCAGCCAGAAAGCCTTTTGCCGTGACGCCGTAAGCGCCGATTTCGTCATAGATCAGCACTTCCGTGCCCGAGGCGCGGGCGCGGATCGTATACCAGGATTTCATGGGATTATTCCTTTGAGGGTCTCAGCCCACGGATGTGTCGGACGGTCCGACAGATGGATTGGGGTCAGGTGCATTGGGGTCAGGCTCAGGCTGTGGAGTGGCGCGAGCGCCTTGGGTTTCGCCGGGGCTCGTTTTGTAACTCAGCCCCAATTCTTTGACGCGGGCTGCGTCCGCCGCATTCTCGCGGTCCACCTCTTCGATGTCATAGCCTGTGGCTTCGACTACCTTGCGCCGCGAGGTGATGCCTGCCTCCATCGCCAGAACCTGCGCTTGGATATCTTTGAGGGGGTCGACCCAATCCCAGCGTGGCGGGATCCACTGCACCGGTCTTAGAGCAGTGGGGTCTGTGTTGAGCGCACCCGACAACTCCGCCGTTTCCAGCCAGCGCCGCCAGATCGGGCGGCAAAGCTGATGCGCCATGACCCCGTGCTGCAACTGACCAATACGCCTGCGGAACTCGACCAGTTCGGCCCGCAGAGACGAATAGTTTGCCTGCCGCACATCCCCCGTAACCAGATGATAAGGCAGTCCCAACGAGGCCGAGACGGCCAAGAGTGTTCGGTACTGGAACGCCTCATAGCCACCGCCCACATCGGCGGGGCTGGAGAATTTTATATCCTCGCCGGGCAGCAGCACCTGCATGGTGCCGGGCTCAAGGCTCGCGATGGCAGCCCCATCGAGATCGGCCGCGCCTTCGCCCATCATCGGATCTTCGGGGGCAGTTTTGGTGATGAAGCCCGCAAACATCGCCGCGGTCTTCTTCCGGTCAAGCTCGGCGTCGTCGTATTGATCAAGCAGAAACAGCCGCACCATGGCAGGTGCGACATGCGGCAGGCCCCGGATCTGGCCCGCATCGATGGGCCGGTAAATGTGCAAAACCTCTTCGGCCGGCACCCGGACCATGTCGGGTACCGCGACACGTTGGTCTGTGCTGTCGCCCGGATGGCGACGGCGGAAGTGATAGGCCACCCGCCGCCCGATCAGATCGAACTCGATCCCGCAGCGGATGGGGTTGCCGTTCGGATCGGTCTCCGTCTTCTCGAAGGGCAGCATCTCGGATTGCAGAAGCTGCAACTGAAGGGGAACCAACAGCCCGTCTTCTGCCCGTCTGGGCCGAAGGCGAACGAAGCACTCGCCCGCAACAAACATCTCGCGTGCGACCATGGCCTGCAGACCGTAAAAATCCGTCAGCCCGTCGGCATCCGCCTCATCCGTCCAGGCGAGCCAGAGCTTTTGGACCCGATCGCGCAAGGCAGCATCTTCGATGAGCGAGGATGGTTTAATCCCATCGCCGATGAGATTGGCTGCAAAGGCCTCGCAGGCGTTCGCGGCGTAGCCATTCGTGACAACCAGTTCCCTCGACCGCGCCAAAAGCCGCGGGCCGCCCGAGGCGACGAGCGCATTGATATTCTCCAAGGGCGGGTTCCAGCCCCGCAAGCGCCGCGTGGCCATGGCCCCTTCAAGCCGCGCCCGCATGATGTCAGGGCCGCCCGGCTTTGGGCGGCGAAAGAGATCAAACAGTCCCATCTGCTCAGAGCCCCTTGGTCGTCGTCACGCGGACCTGCCGCACGATCCGCCGCCCCTCAGCTGCAGCGATGTCGCGGTCCAACGCCTCGATGGCGCGGTCAATCTCGGCCACTGAGCGGTAGTCAACCGACTTGCCGTCATAGCTGACGCGTGCAACGCCAGAGGCGCGTTGCGTGGCGAGTGCCTCGCGCCGACCTTTGAGTTCAGTTATTGTCGGCATGGATGTCGCCTTCTATGCTTGGCATCAAAACCACATGCGAGTTGTGCCATGTCCCAGAAAATTGCCCGGATCAGGATCGAACTTGAGCATATCGAGCCGCGGATCTGGCGACGGGTCGAGGTTAGTCTGACAACAAGCCTACGCGCGCTGCATGAGATCATTCAGGCCGCGATGGCTTGGGAAAACTACCACCTTTACCAGTTCACCGTCGGTGACAGGGTTTATGGTGAACCTGATCCCGAGGACATGGTCTGGGGCAGGAAGATCTATCAGGCCAAGGGCATGCGCCTTGGAACACTCCTCGACCGCGACGTGGCCGAGTTCCTTTACACTTACGATTTCGGCGATGACTGGCAGCACAAGATCACCGTGGAAGAAGTATCCGACGCCGAGCCTGGCAGCGATTATCCACGGTTTATCGACGGCGAGCGGACCGCCCCGCCCGAGGACGTCGGTGGACCACCAGGGTTTATCGAGTTTGTCGAGGCGATGGCGAAGCCCCGCCATCCGCAGCATAAGGACCTTGTTCGCTGGTATGGCGGACCATTCAATCCGGTCGACTTTGGTGCGCAGAACGTGGCCGAAGACCTGCGCAAGATTGCAGGGAAGCGAAAGGCTGCCCTTGAGGCCTTCGAGCGCAGTCGCGCGAAACGGCTGCACTGATCTTACCCCATGTAACTCGACCGCGCGATGCGACGGACCTTGGCCTGTCGGGTTGGTGGAGATGACCCTGTGACGGCCTTTGACTTCGGATCTGAACTGCCAAACTGGGCCGCCAACTCTTCCCAGCGGGCCTCAGACCAGCGGTCCGCCCCAAGGATCCAGGCAGCAGCCCGTGCATAGACACGGCAATCCAGCGCCTCGTTGCGTTCGCGCAGCTTTTGCCATTCCAGCTTGGCAAAGCCGCGCTTGTTCTTGACCGTGACCAGTTGCTCGGCCGTCAGTTGCTTCAGCCATTCGGCATCGACCCAGCCCGGCAGATGGAGAAAGCCGGGAGGAAACCTCTCCCCATCCACCGGGCTGGTTTCCGGCGGGTCAAGCCGCAGGAAACGGTAGGTTTCGGCTTTGAAGGTCGAGGTCGCAACCGTCCAAAGCCGTGCACCGCGGCGGAGCCGTTTGCCGCCGATGGTCGCATCCACAAAGGTCGGGCCCGTGACAGGGCTCGCACGGTTAAACCCCTCAAGCCCCTTGATCGGGGCCACCTGCCCAAAGCCAACCTGACGCGCCCAAGCGTAGACGGCCGACGTCTCATAGCCCGAGTCGATGGCCAACCGAGCAATGGTCATCGACGTGCCGCTGGCATGTGCCCAAGTTCGGCCCAACAGGTCCGAGAGCTTCTGCCAACACGCAGGATCCCCCGGGCCGCCTTCGATCACGACGTGATCGATCAACCAGCTTTGCAGGCCCTTACCCCAAGCCCAGACATCAACCTCGATCCGGTCCTTTTGCACATCGGCGCCGGCGGTCAGGAATAGACCACCTGCAGGCACCGTGCCTGCGCGCCATTCTTCCTTCAGCCCTTGCAGGCGCTGCCAATCCGGAGCCTCGCCGCTTTCCATCCAGCTTTCGCCCAGAGAGGTGTTGACGAAGGTCTTCATCGTCTCGTCCCCACCGGCGCGTGCAGAAAGAAACGCTTTTGCCATCGCGCCAAGCCTGACCCAGGGCGAATAGATCTCGTTCAGATGGAACCCAGCCGTGCCTTCAAAGGGCTGCTCCGCAATCCAGCGCCCCTTGGATATCGTTGCCCAGCGGGTCTCATCGCGCCACGCAGCATCGCATTCCACACAATGATACCGCGCGGTTTCGGGCCTATGGCCGCCGCTCTCATCCTTATCCCATTTCACCTGTCCCCAGGTCAGCAGCTGTTCGGCACCGCAGTCAGGGCACGGCACCCAGAATCGGCGCTGGTCACTTTCCTCAAAAGCCGCCTCGATCCGGCTTGCGCCCTTGTTTGTCGGTGTCGAGACCAGCACGATCTTGCGGTTCCAAAACGTCACCGTCCGCTTCTTCGCGAGGTTGACCGGGTCACCCTCGGCCCCCGCGCTGAACGGATAGCGGTCGACCTCGTCGCACAGCAAAAGGCGGATCGGGCGGCTCGCAAGCCCCGAGGGTGCATTGGCCCCCACAATCGTCAGATGCCCACCCGGAAACCGCTTGTGCAGGATCTTGTTGTTGCCGTCCCGCGAACGCGGATCAGCGATCTTGCCCTGCAGGCAGGGCGTGTCGCGCGCCATTGGCGAGAAGCGGTCCTTCGACCAGGTTTCTGCATCACGCTCGGTCGGCATCACCACCATGATTGGCGCAGGATCGTGGTCGATGTGGTAGCCGACCATATTGAGGATCGACTCACTTTTCCCGATCTGACTGCTCGACATGATCACGACGGTTTCGGCCGCCGGATCCGAGATCGCATCCATGATCCCGCGCTGGTATTCCGCGCGGCTGGTGCGCCACTGGCCGGGCTCTGCGCTGGCCTCAGAGCTCAGCCTCCGGTTCTGATCCGCCCAATCGCTGATCGTCAGGTCCGGCGGCGGCTTCAGAACCGCCAGTGCCTTCGCCACCGTCCGCTTCAGGACCTGCGACCCCTTCAATGTCAATGTCAGCTTCAAGTTCAATGTCTGGCTGCGCGAGATCATCGAGCACCTCGCGAATAGCGGCGCGGATCAGGTTCCGGGTGTCTCCGACGGTTGGTTGGTCAAATAATTGCGGTGCCAGCCGGTCCGGCAGCGCCAGCAGGCGGGTTCTCAACAGTGCGAGCACCGCAATCCAGGCCGCCTCGATCTGGTCGGCCGCAATCAGCGAGTGGCGCTTTTCCTCGGCCTCCATCTCGGCAAGGTCGGCGCGTGCGCGAATGAAGCGCGCCCGTTCGGCGGCATAGTCCGGTGCACCGGCTTGGGCCTTCAGGGCTTGATCACGCAAGTAGCGCACATAGCCGCGCACAGACCCGATCAGCTCATATTGGCCGCGCTCGGCCTTGGGGATAACCCCCTCCCGACTGAGTTGCTGAATGCGGCGTTCCGAAAGATCAAGCAGCCGCGCAATCACACCGATGGGTTGGGTAGCAGATGACATGATGTAATCCCGCGCCTCCCATCAAAGCCATGTAATTGCCGCGATTATACTGGAAAGCTCTGCGCGAAAGAGCGAAGCTTGTCCCATAGCGCGCCGCATCTTGCCGCGCGGTAAGAGGATCCAGACGATGCCCCGCGACTTTGCCACCCTTCACAACCAAGACGCCGCGCTGCAAAAGTTCCTCGCCAAGAAGGTCGAGATCGATGCTTGCCCGGCTTCAGGCGCTGAGCGACGACCATTTCAACGCCGCGCCGGACGAGGTCAATTGGGGCAGCGTCGGTACGCTCGAACGCTACGCAGAGCATCTCCGCCAGATTACCGACAGCGCTTTCAAGGAAGGCGAGTACGCTGAATAAGCCACACGGTGCCAGAGCCCTTCTGCCCAGCCACCGGTGATTTACCGGCGCGAGAAATGCTCGAAGATCCGTCGCAACACAAAGCCCCGCGCCAGCGAGACGACGACGAAGGCAAGGCCGATGGCAAGATGCTGGTTTAGGTCGGTCACAATCCCGAACCATGGGAAGACCACGATCTGCGTGATGATCGCCAGCACGTAGCCGACGACCACATTTGTCACGCTTTCCAATAGAGACATGCGGCGTGTCTGGGTCATTCATTCCTCAGCGGTCTTTGTCTTTGAGTGCGTCGAAGGTCGTCTCTGCCCCCGCAAGGACAGCCTGCTTGCCTGAGAACTCTTGCCAACGGCGGACGATGACATCCACATATTTTGGATCAAGCTCGATCAGCGATGCGTGGCGCCCAGTCTTTTCCGCAGCGATCAGCGTCGTGCCACTGCCACCAAAGGGGTCGAAGACAAGATCGCCTTTACGGCTCGAGTTCCGGATAGCGCGTTCGACCAGCGCCACCGGTTTCATGGTGGGGTGAAGGTCATTCTTTGATAGGCGCTGGATGTTCCACACATCGCCCTGGTTGCGGTCGCCACACCAGTGACGTTTCACGCCCTCCGGCCAGCCATAGAGGATCGGCTCATATTGCCGCTGGTAATCGGCGCGGCCCAGCGTGAAGCGGTCCTTCGCCCAGATTATGAAAGTTGACCAGTGGCCGCCTGCAGACTTGAATGCTGTCTGCAGCGTCTGCAACTCGCTGGACGACATGCAGATATAAACAGCGCCATCGGTGTGCGCGTTGATCAGCGCGCAGGCGTCGTAGAGAAACTGCCCGAATGCGTCGCCTAGAGCATCATTCTTGATCCGACGGCCCTTGCCCGCTTTCTCAGCCCCCACACCGCCAGCGTAATCGACGTTATAGGGGGGATCACAAAAGCAGAGATCTGCCTTCACGCCCGCAAGTACTTTTTCGTAATCAGTCGCCACCGTACTGTCGCCGCAGAGTAGCCGGTGATTGCCAAGGATCCAAAGATCGCCCGGGCGGCTGATGGGATCCTCTGGGGTTTCCGGCACATCGTCTTCGCCGTCCTGTGGGCCAGTGCCTTCGTCGAGGCTCGACATCAGCGCGTTCAGTTCATCGTCGGTAAAGCCCGTCAGCCCAAGGTCAAAATCCGCCTCCAACAAGTCCGCAAGCTCAAGGTTAAGCAGGTCATTGTCCCACTCGGCGTTCTCGCTCGAGCGGTTGTCCATGATCCGGAACGCCCGCGCTTGGCTAACGCTCAGCCCCTTGGCGATATGCACTGGTGCAGTCTTGAAGCCAAGCTTGCGCGCTGCTTCCAGCCGCGTGTGACCAGCCAGCACAACCATTGCCTCGTCCACGACGATGGGCTGGCGCCAGCCGAACTCCTGGATCGAGGCCGCGACCGTGGCGATGGCCTGCGCGTTTTTGCGCGGGTTGCGCGCATAGGGAATGATCTGCTCAAGCGGCAGGTCTACGACGTCCATGGTGATATCCTTGAAAGCGAAACGGGTCAGGCCTGCGAAACGAGCCGGAAGCGTGCAAAAGCGAAATGGCCCCGCATGGCCGTTTCGGTTCGGGGGTGGGTTTCGCGGGCCTCAGCCCCTTGTTTCATTGGGGTTTCGTGCAAAGCGAAACGAAATCGGTGTTTTCGGCGGTGTCACTGGGAAAGCCTTGCGCCTCGCCCCCCCGAAGACGGTTACAAACAGGAGGGACCCGTTCATTATCAATGGGTTAGGCGGTGCAACATTTTGGGTGGAGACGGTTTTTTCCGAACTTTCGCCTACCAAGTGCAGGTTCTTTTAACTCTTAAGCAGCCTTAAAGACCCAGCAGGAGAGTTCGAAACACCCCGCAGCACCTTAGCGATCAAGCGCGACCATCAGTTTGGCAAGCCAAGCGCCGAAGTCTTCTTCTGTCATCACACCGGTCGCAAGATCTTCCATCGCCTTGACACCCTCAAGGGGATCGGGGCGCAAGCCAAAGCCATTCAAGCGCAGAAACGTCGCCGTTGTCACAAAGGCCGTGCGCTTGTTGCCGTCAACAAAGGCATGCGCTTTGGCGATGCCAAAACCATAGGCCGCAGCAATGGTTTCAAGGTTAGGCTCTGCATAAGCAAGCTTGTTGCGGGGCCGTTCGACCGCCGCCTCAAGCAGTTTGATATCTCGCATGCCCGCGGCACCGCCATGACGGGCGATCTGGCGGTCATGAATGATCACAATCGCCTGCAGTGGCACCCAAACAGGCTCGCTCAAGCAAGGGCCTGTAGCATGTCACGGTTTTCGTCCATGACGATTTGTGCGGCCGCCAAAGCGGCTGCCAACTCGGGGTTTTGCGGGGTGATCTTCAAGCTGCCATCATCACCGCGCACCAAGTAGACGGTGTCGCCCTCGCGGGCATCAAGGGCTGCAAGCATTTCCGCCGATAGGGTAACGACGGCCGAGTTGCCAACTTTGCGAATGCGGGTTTCGAACATGATCAACTCCGGTGGGCATACAGACGTATATACGATCTTGGCTCGATACGGTCAAGCGGCAGCCCGTGTGTATTGAGGAGAAGTTTCCATCTTGCAGCACCCGCCTTTTGTGTCGTCTCCTATACGCGTGCGAGAGGGAGCTAAAAAAGATGCCCGATGAGACGTTTGAAACCGAGATTAACAAAGCGCCTGCGCTTCGTATCAGCCATATCGTTCGCGACCCGATCAATGTGGATGGACGGGTAAGATACTTGGTCGATCCTGACGGCCTCGGCGATGAACGCGCGATCCCGGAGAATGTGGTTCTGATCCGCTGGCGGCGTCGCAAAATGGATGGGCACTCGTTTCATGGCTGTAGGTTGGGGCCAAATACTTGGCGCGCCGTGCATTTCGCTTTCGGTTCAGATGCCGAGAAGGTTTCCAGGCTGTCGGTCGAACAGATCGATGCTGGCATAAAGGGCTTAGGCTTGGATGACGAAAGGCATCACTTTTGGCTGCCGGAGGCCTCCTCAGTCGCCCACCTATTTGCAGCCTTGGGCCCGAAGAGGCTCGATCAGATCCTGCGTCGCCACCTCTCCCCCGAAAGGGCCGGAAAGTTCGGAACTCCGGACCTATTCCTGTTTGCCAAGAAACGCGGTCAAGACGGAGTTTCTTTCTCGCGACTGGTAGAGGTTAAGAAACCCAAGGAGCGCATCAGTCCAGACCAGCACGAAGAAATTGCGTTCCTTCGTTCGATCAACATTCCCGCGCGTGTTCTGCGCCTGATCGAGAGCAAATAGAAAAGAAAACGGGGAGAGATGTCTTCCGACACACTCTCCCCATCATGCCTTTCAGATAGCACGGATATGTTGCATCTGTCGAAGGGAAAAGTGTTGCAACACTTTATGCAGTTGCAGCATTGAGGCGGGAAGCGATCTTGGTCAGCGCCAGCTTGTGCTGCCGCCAAGCGGTGGAGCGGTCGACGCCCAACTCGTAGGTGATCTCTTTCCAGGGCCTGCGTGCAGCCCGCCACCAGATCAGGTGGCGCTCGTCTTCCCCGAGCCAAAGCACCCAGTCGAAGGTCTGTTCGAGCCGCGAGATGGCGCTGGCCGAAGGCCAGATCCGCATCGGCTCGGGCTCCATCGCGAGGATCTCTTTTTGCGAGCGCACGATCTGTGGCCAGGCGGTGACGTAGCCCTGCACCTTCACAGGCGGCAGCTTACGCAGGGTTCGGAAAGCCTCCTCGAAGTGATCGGCGACGTCCTCGGCGGTCCAGTTGCGGTCAGCCATGGCGCACCTCTTTTCCTTGCGGACGCTTGCCGTAAAGCTTCGTGCCAAGCTGTTCAACCAAGGCACGCTCAGGCCATGTCAGCCGTGGGTCGTTTACATTAACCGCCAAGACGCCCTGTTCACGCCAGCCGTCTCGCTTCACCTCGTCAGGGGAACGCCGCGCGCCGCCAAAACCTCTGGGGTACAGTCTCATGCTGCACCTCCCCGGGTCTCGAGTGCCCAGTGCAGGATCGCAATCGCATCGGCCTCGTTGTCATCAGCGGGGCTGTAGCCCCGAGCGCGGGCCGCGGCGATCATCGACACCTTGTCGGCGTTGCCCTTGCCGGTGGCGTGTTTTTTGATGCTGCCAACCGGCACGCCCTGATACGGGATGCTGCGCAGTTCGGCCCAGGCGGTCAGCGTGGCCATCAGCCCGCCGTAGACATGGGCGGCGTCGGTTCCCGCGTGCCGACGGACTTCCTCGAACCAGATCACCTTGATCGGGCCGGAGAGCCGATCCAGCTCGGTCAGCCAGTTGGTAAAGCGCAGGTAGCGCATCCCTCCGCCGTCATAACGGC